ACGGCGCACGATATCCTCCGCGTTGAGCCATTATTCATCCTCTTCCTCTTGTTCAATACTTTCAGTTCCAAGAACTTCACTATTGTATTTCTCTGCCATACGAATCATTCCGTATGCGTTCCATGGGGTCATTTCGTCACTTACCTCTGTATGTAAATAACGAGTTCCTTCGTAGTCTGCCCACTCGGTAATAAGTACCCAGTTAACACAGATGAAGTTCTCCCCATCCTCGTCTACTTCTTTGAGTGCCTTTACGGCATCTTCCATTGATTGTTTAAACTTACTTTGCATACTGCGTCCTAATAACTATAGGCTCCGCAGTAAAGATGTCCCACTTACAAGCAACTGATATTGCCTTATGAATAATTACTTGTGCATCCTTTGCAGTGATATCTGGATTGTCCACTTCCATTGCCTCCATAGCGCCAAGGGCAATGTCACCACCGCTGCCAGAATAGTAGATACCACGACTGTCACGGTCCCAAGAATAATCTTCAAAGATAGGATAGATAACTCCCCGCACAATAACAAGAAACGATGAATCGTGTTCCGCAGCATCCCCATCTTCTTTCATGTCATAACCAGCATCAATAAATAATTTACGCATTGCTGGTATAAATTTCTGCGTAATGTACTTATCTAGATTCTCTGCTGCAGTTGGCTTAGGTGCCTTCCATCCAAACTGCAAAAGGTTTGAACCGCGTCCTGCACCAGAACCTGCAATTAAGATTCCGTTATTTTCAATAATCTTGTGAGTAGCCATATCTATTGGACGACCTGACTCATCTGATGAGCGTGAATCGCATCCGATTACTGCCCAACCATTGCCCTGAATAGCAGCAAGTGTTGTCATGTCCCCTCCTCTAACTAGATACGTGCTGAAGTTCTTGCGCTTGCGTTTGCTGCTCCGCCAATATTTAAACTATTAAGTAGCGTTGTTACATCTTGTTGTCCACCTGGAGCAATAGCGCCTCCTACTGGCGCAGCGGGAGCAGGGGACGGTTGCTCAACCGTAGGTGCACCAGCAGGAGGTAATTCTGGAGCAAAGACATCTGTAATTGCATCTTCAATAGATACTCCCTTTTGGCGCATCTTAATGACATCTGCAATCTTCTTAACGATGTCTGTTGGGTCCCCACCTTGAGCAATCATTTCAGGGATTGCTTGTGCACTTGACTGAAGAGAAGTAACAAGAGTATTACGCATCTCTTCTACTTCAATCTTTTCTTGTTCCTTGGTTACGTTAATTCCAAATGGAAGTTCACGCATTGCCATATCACGGCTAATAAGTTTTCCACCCAAAGCCTGAAGCATAAAGATAAGTCCCTGCGCTGGATTAAGACCAGCAAGCATTCCGTAGCGGACATCGGCTGAATAATCGCTCTTAATGTCCTTGCTTGGAAGATACTCTAGTGAGTAAGGAGAGCCAGCGTCTACACCACGGATTGTCTTTGTAAAGTTGTATAGTGCTTCATCAATCTGGAAGCAGACACTAATTACATCCTTTAATGTGGAAGCAAAGATTGCTTGTGCTGACTTAACTTGGGTGTCAAAGCCACCCATAAGTGCCTGAACACCCTGACCAGTAACAATTGAAGCATCAATGTTTCCAGTACGTGATTCAGGATAACGTGTACCAGTGCGTAATTCTGCCTGAAGAACTGCCTGCTCTTGGAATGCGCCTTGTGGTAGAGATAGTTCTACACGGCGTACTCCACCTGGTGTATTGGTGCGAATGATTGCATCGCCACCTAGTTGGAAATCTTGAACATCACCTGGGACTACGATTGGTGCCTGTACTGACTTCTCTGCTGCTTCCATCGCAAGTAATGCGAACCTATTACGAAGCAACTGAATGCCTAATACATCATCAAACTGTCCACGGGCTTCGCCATCTACGGATGGGCGAACCGCTACAACAACCATCATCTTACCAATTGGATTAGCAGCCTGTGATAACACAAGATTATTCCTAGTTGGTACAAAAACAGTTGATTGTTCCTTGTCGTAGTAACGAATTACCTCAATATGTGCATTAAGGTCTTGTTCATACTTGTCACTACCAAGGAGTTCGTACTCATACTCTGGGAATTGTGCAACCAATTCAGCCAATGTCATGAGGTAGCGTTTAGCGAAGGCAATACAACGTCCGTAGCGGTCGAATTCAGGATAAGCCCCTATCGGATTTTCTACTCGTATACGTGGTAGCCCTGCTTCTTCGTCTAATTCAATAATGAAAGGGACGAAACCATATGTGATGTACCAGTCTGCGCCTGTATACATCTGTACTTGCAAATCTGAGTTAACAAAATAGTTGGCAGCAATACGTGTGCGCTTATCCGCAAAGGAACGAGCACGGTCGTTTGTCTGATTGGCTGCAGAGCAGTTAACTGCAGGCAATGGAGCCATAACTTCTGATAAATCCTTGGCAACAATGTCAACAAAGTTAGCAACTACGTTAGCATCTACACCTTCTGGAAAGAATTCTGGGTAAACTTGAGAGATTTTTCCAGTACGTACGGCAAGCACGTCTTGTTGACGTCTATCTCGCTCTGCTGCACGGAACTTGAGTGACTCAACCCGTGCTGAAATTTGTTTAATAGATAGCAATTACTTGCCTTTCTTCGTACGTTTTTCTAAAGCCTTCTTTTTTTCTGCTTTTTTAATATCTTTTAGCGCTTGCTTTACTCTTTCATCAGCAATACGTTGTTGTTCGTACTCAGCCTTACTTAAACGCTGTTCTTCTCGTTCAATTTTAGGACGAGTACGTGATTCAATTGTTGGACGGTAGTGACGAGAACTCTGATATGCATCTGAAACGCCAACCTTACGGCTCTCATCCATCTTTCTATCGCCTGGATTAACAAGTCTATTGCGGTTACGTGCTGCACTTGGCTTACCAACTGTAATTGTTCGTGGATTTGGCTTGGCACCTTGAACACTTTTACCACCGCTACGTGTACCACGTGGTTTAATTGGTGTTAACAGGTTACGTACTCGTGCATTTTTTTCTGCAATACGTTTTCTTACAACATCTTGTGGTGTAACACGTGTCTTTTGATAAGACTTTGTAATTTTTGTATCTGGCTTTTTAACCCTACTTGGTCCGCCAGGGTTTCTTTTAGCCTCGCGGTAAACCTCTTTAACATCCTTGCTTGTAATCTTTTTTGTTGCAGACTGAAGTTGTTTTTTCTTTAGTATATTCTTTGCAACAATTTTAGCAATCTCGGATGCAATTGGCATTACTTACCTATGTTTCTATAAACTTTAGATACGGCTTTAGCGCCCTTTTTTGTAATGCCACCAACCATACGTGCTCCTTTAGCCCAAGGCACTGCGTATGTTGCAGCATCTAATGCTGTCTTAGGTACAAGCATGTCAACTACTGTAAGAGCAGCCTTCGCTGGACCTTTGGTAATAGCCTTTGGCTTAAACTTTTTTGGTGCTACTTTTATTGTCTTAGCCATTGCTCTTACCTTTCTTCTCTAGGTTTTCTTTCATAAGACGGCGTGCTTCAGCAATCCAGTAATCTCTTACCTCTGGTGATGCAGCCTTCTTGCGAAGTTTCTCATTCGCTGCAGCAATCTGAAATGTCTTCTGCTTGTTAGTCAAAGGCTTCTTCTTAGCAGGCTTCTTCTTTGCTGCCTTAGATACAGCCTTAACAATCTTTGCTGGGTTAGCCATTATTTCTTTTTCTTCTTTACTGGAACTTTACCCGCGTACTTTAATTTTTCCATTTTGTATTTCTTTGCCCCAGTAAGTGGAGCCATCTGCTTTGTAGCCTTACCTATGTTGCGTGGCTTTACTTTTCCAGAACCAGTACCACCTGATACATCTGTAAGTTTTCCCTTTTTATATTTAAATGCAACATTGCCACCAGTGCGGTAATCAGCAATTTCGTTAAGTCTTTCAACTCGCTTCTTAACTTTTGCTGCACCCTTTGAAATACCTTTAACAACTTTAACTGGATTAGGCATTATTTACCACGCTTCTTGGTTTTGCGTACAGGGTTCAATTCTTTTGTAATTTCTGCCTGTCGTGCTGCTTGCTTAGGTGTCATTTTTGCAGTAGCAAGTCCTTGACCACCGTACTCTTTAATTGCCCACAGGCTTCCGCCACGCGTACGATTAGGACGTGCTGGACTTGCGTTTTTTATAAGATTTTTTTGATTTAATAGTTCAGCACGTTGCATACGGTCTGCTTTAGAACCAGTCATATTTGTTGGTTTCTTAGCAGCCTTAAGTCCACGCTTGTTTGCTTTGGCTTCTTTCTTTGAAAGCGGCTTAGCGTTTTTAATTTGCTTCTTTACGGCGCCAAGTACTCCACCACCAATTTTAACTACGTTAGCCATTACTTACCCTTTTTCTTAAGATTGCGTTGTGAGTTAATCTTTACTACAGACTTGCCTTCTTTTCTAACAGCAGCAGCCTTACGGGCGTTAGCCTTTCCTGGACCACGAAGGTTTGGCTTAAACATATACATATCTCCACCGTAGTAAGCATCGGATTGCTTATAGTGTGCATCAAGACTCTTATCAAACTCATAGTCTTGTGCACGCTCTACACGCTGAGATTTAGTTAACTTCTTTCCACGGTTTGATAGGTCTGACTTAGGAGCAGACTTACGTGGTAGAACCTTTACGCCAGACTTAGGGTTAGCAAGTGGCTTAGCCTTCTGTGCTTGCTTAAGTGACGGCTTCTTC